CTTCCCGACGCGGGCGGCACGTATAGAGAACGGCAAGCTAAGGTGGGTGAGACATACACAGAAGCCATTTTAGGCACTTGAATGTGTGTAAGAAAGGGGGATGTGTGGGGGTATGTGGGGGTGTACCATGTGAGTGAATGGCATGATACCCCCCTACCCCGAGGGGTGTTCTATTCACGAGCATAATGCTGTAAGAAACCCCTCTGTGGGGGTAGGCACATGAGCATACACAGCTATCCGTGAGAACGGCACGCTAAGGTGGGTGAGCGTACTGTCTGTGCGGTATGCGTATGCCCATACTACCCCTACCCATATGCAGGACCATACCCCCACCGTCTCCCGGTTGGAACATTGGGGGGTAGAACGAGCGCACGAAATAAGTGACCCTCTCTCAGAAATTTCCATTCTCAAGTCAGAAAAACCGGAAATCGAGCGCGAGGGGCGGGCTTGGGCATCGGGCACCTGTAGTGGGCATTTTTCAATCTTAGTTCATCGAGGGGGAGAATCGGTCGGGCAGTTTGACTTCACCAGCTTGGTGGGCTTCGAGGTCGCCACAGATTTCGATGTTACCACAAGAGCAAGCCACGATACTGTAGCCACCGAATGGAATCATCACAAAAGAGCATGGGTCGTCGTCGGTGAAATGTCGAAACCCATTATCGAGGGCGTCTACGTCAACGTGTTCGCAAAGTTCAATTTTTTCCTCAAATTCGTCAAAGTCGAGAAAGTCACAAATGGCTTCAACAATGGTGATTGAAATGCGTTTGTATTCTTTTCTACAATGGAATGTCTCGTAGAGGACACTTTCACCAGCCAAAGTATGATTTGACATACAGTAAAGAAAACACTCAGTGCATATAAAGACGGTGTTTGAAACTTTGTCTTTAATCTTGCGCGTGAGAATATCGACCGTCAATACCACTCGATGATACCGGCAATATATGCCGCAACTTTGTGATATTACTCGGTGGTATTGTCTCCGTCTGGAAGAGTCACTTATATAGTCGGAGGGGGGTATTTAAACCCTTTACCATTAATAGTAGTGTAGGAGTGGTGAGATAGACATTACCTACAATCTTTTCTCTCTCTTTGCGGTATCGGAGTTGGTAACTTCGTATCTCTGGTTTCTGGTTTAACGTTGGTTTTAGCTCAAGGGATTCCTTGAGTTCTTTCGTTCTCTTTTTTAGAACTACTTTGAAATTCCAAAAACCCTCGATGAACCATCTTTGATTATTTCAATACACGGTATCTTTACTAATGGCCTCTCGTGAAGTAACTGGTGGAACGGCTCAAGACATAGCGGCGATGGAGTTTGAATACAAGAAAACTCCGAAGTACAAGTCTGAGGGTGTTCCGTTTGAGGTTTCGTATTGCCTCACGAGGATTGGCAAGCAACCAGATGATTACGATGGGAAGACTCGATTTTGCAAGCGGAGAGTTTCCCGAACAGATGATGGCGGTCACGCTCCGTCGTGTCCGTTTCATGGTGGAACGAATGGCGGCGATTCAAACAACGAAAATCTCGACAGACTTGCGGCTATAAAACACGGTATGCACGCTACAGATGAACACTTGGAGGAGGTCTTCACCGAGCAGGACCAGAAGCTTTACGACTACGTTATGTCGTGGGCTGACACGTATGGTTGGCCGTCTCGGGAGGAAGACCCGTCCAGATACGACGATTTGGAAGCCATTGCCATGGCAAAGGTTCGCAACGTGCGTGCCCACAAGTTCATTCTCGAAGAGGGTGAACTGAAGCGGCAGGAGATTTACGACGAGAATGGCAATCTGCTTGAGAAGGACAATGCTCATGCATTGAGTGAGGACGTTCGGCTCAAGCGGAAGTTGATTACGGATATTAAGAAGGAGCTTGGAATCACTCCGAAGGCCCGCTCGCAGATGAATACTGACGAGAAGGAGGCAAGTGCGATGGAGCAACTGTCAGAGGTGGCTTCGAGCGCGATTCTTGGGGATTCCGGGGACGATGGGCCGGATTACGACCCTGACGACGAGATTTTCGAGGATGAGGGCGAATGAATTGTTTTAATTGCGGATATTTTCTCCCAAACGGCGGCAAATGCCCGACTTGTGGAGTTAAGATTGTAGAACAGCCGGTTGAGGTCAATTATGTCTAAGGAAACTAACTTTCGTATCGTGGATGGAAAGCTCGTAGAAGATGAAGAAGCGTCGGAAGTTGAGTTTGAGGATAATCTCACTTTCGAGGACGAATAATGGCGGTCGCGCTGGAAACCAATTGGCGTCGGCAGTTGGATGCTGGATGTGAGGCAGTCGAATTGCTCTCGCGTGCTGGATTCAACGTTCACGATATTGCCATTCAAGAAGAAGCGAGCGATTCGACCTTTGAAGTGACAGTTGAGCTTTCGGTGGACGAGTTGACGCGACCGCTGGAAGCACTTGAAGAGTAACTCAGCGACCTCGATGCAGTACAATTAGCGGTTTTAATACAGTCGGGTGGCTTTGCCGCCCGACTTCTTAGAAAATGACTCAAGAAGACCAGACTACAGAGATGGAGAATGGAGAAGAGAATACCCCGGATGTTGGCGTTGACCTTTCTGAGCCGGACAAGGTGGCGTTTGACGCGCTGGTAGACGAGTTCGGAGAGGAATTGGTCATTTCTGACATTCAGGGCGTTGTGAAGGAGCGTGTTCGCTCGCTCTATGATAATCGAGACGAAGTGCGACAGCGGATTGCTCAGTCACAGCAACAGGCTGTACCACAGTAGTAATTGGGTGTTGGAGTAGGCGGCGTTCGATTCCCGCTCACCTGTTTTGCGTTTGATTGCGCCATGGATAGAAACCCAGTAGATAAATCGACGGCAGAGGCCGGAGAAATTGCTGATATTCCCTCCGAAGACGATATTTTCAATGCGAAGTTGAAAGATGAGGAGGGCCGAGATAGCGGTTTTCTAATCAAGTGGAAAACATCTCTTGGGGCCTATATCATGGCGTCTGAGGATTCTCACGTTTCGTTAGACGCGAATATGTAGATTATAATGGAAGAAGTAGCTGAAAAGTTCTCAGAAGAGACTGATGATTCTGTAGACCAACTCATCGAGCGTTGGGAGGGTCGCCCGGACCTTCTTGCAGAAGATATACTGAGAGCCAAGAACCTCGAAACGGAGGAAATCGAGGATTTGACGCTATTCCGGCCCTATCAGGCCCGGATTATGCACGCCTACTTCTATGGCGATGGGAAGATTATGAATATCTACAAGGGACGCCGAATTGGTGTCTCTTATGTTATAGATATTTGTATTCTCATTGAAGCTTTGATTAAGCCGGATACGTTCTATCCGATTCTTTCAAAGACGAAATCTCAGTCCAATTCGCGTATTAGCGACATTAAGAAGCTAATCAAGAACGCGAAAATCGACATATCTCTTGTTACGGACAACAAGGACGAATTGGAGTTGCCGAACGGCAGTCGGATTAAGGCATACACGGGCGACCCTGACAGTGCGCGTGGTGATGATGCACCGAAGACGGTCTTCATTGACGAGATGGCGTTCCTTGAAGACCAGTCAGCGACACTCGATGCATATCTCCCGACGATTTCACTTGGCTCTGCTCAAATGGTGCAGGTCAGTACCCCGAAGGCGTCTAACGACGAGTTTTTGAATACGAATGAAGCGGGTACTTCTGATGGGAAGAATGACCGTGGGATACTTTCGATAAAACAGCCGACGTTCAAGAACGCTGATGAGATTGACACGGACATTTCCCTGTTCGAGCAGGATGTAGAGCCAATTCGACCGGACTTTGACTTGATGGCGGCGGAGACACAGCGAGCGAGTGACCCGAACGGGTTTGCTCAGGAGTATCTGTGTCGGCCTGTAAGCGACGAGTATCGGTTCTTCTCGATGGGGACGATAGAGGACGCACAGGAGCGTGGAAGCTCTCCTGAGTGCGACTACGGCCTGCATCGGTACGAGACTACCAATGCGGTGGTCATGGCGGTGGACATTGGGTTCAATTCCGACGATACGGCGATTACGGTCTTTGAACACGCTGGTCCACGGAGGTATTGTCGCTATCACGAAATCCTCGACGACAAGGTTCTGAACCGTGCTGGTATCACTCCAGCAAATCGGCAGAATCCCGGCGCGGTCGCTCAACGGATTGGGCAAATCTACGACCGGGTTGACGCTGATAGTGTTGTAATGGACATGACCGGCGTTGGTCAGGGGTTCCATGATGAGGTTCGACGGGAAATTGGGCGTGGATATACTGGGTTCAATTTCTCGGATAAGGATTCTGTAGAGGAGATGATGGGGGACATGAATTATGCTCTCCACAACGACCTCGTATATCTTCCCGACGATGATGATATGCGTGAACAGCTTGGTTCGATAGTCAAGCAACAGACCTACGAAGATTCTAAGCCCCGATTCTCGGGGAAGAAACACGCACCTGATGGGAAGGACGACCTTGGGATGGCGACTGTGATGGGCGCGTTCCCGCCTAATTTTGATGGCGACAAGTCACGTTCATTGACGCAACGTGAGCGGGTCAGTAGTAATGATGAATCTGACGGAGATTCTGATGATTCTCTTACTGGCGATGGGTGGACTGGATTGAAGATTTCGAGTGAGCCTGATTCTCCGGGCTACAGTCTTTCTAATAGTCGTTCGGGTAGCAAACATAAGTCGCGCTACGCTCGACGGAATACGAATCGGCGGCGAGGAAGTTTCTAATCTATTATGGCTTCAAATTTTGTCGAACCATCTGAGGATGGTCATGAATTTGCCGCTGATTCTCCGAAAGGTGTAATCAAGGAAGAACAGGCAGGTACTCAGTTCGAGGGTGAGCGGTCTTCGGAAGCACCCAAGGCTGAGATTCAAGATAACCGTGATGTTGCCCGAACTGACCCGCACGTTCATGAGTCGGTTCAGACGCTTATTGATTGGATTGTCGGTGACGGGTTCAACATCTCTCCACGACACATTTCTGGTGTTAATGGTTCATCTGGTGGGGAATCTGGACAGACGGCCCAAGTCAATGAATCTGAGCTTGCGGCGACACAGCAGGTTCCTGCACTTCGGCTTTTACTCCATAATTCGGAGTTTGGTCGTGTGTTCGGTCAGTGGGTCGAATATGCGGTTCAAGACGGACACGCTTTCATGGAATTGGTTGTTGAAGAAGACCAGTTCCGTCCACGGCTTCTTCCGACCGAGCGGATGCACAAGAAGACTGACGAGTATGGATTCGTCATAAAGTACGCTCTTGAGCCACCGGGCGGTGGTGGCCCTGACGATGATGATGCAACACTCTACGACCCGCACGAGGTCGCGGAACTTTGGTTCACGAAAGACCCGACTGATGATTTCGGTCGGTCGTTCATTGAGCCGATTAAGGAACAGGCGAATATGCTCCGCGATATGGAGTTTGACTTCGCCCGATTCGTTGCAACGAAGGCATATCCCCCGATTCTTTGGACTCTCGGTTCGGAAGAAGAGCAGTGGTCCGAAGAGCAGATTCAGGGTTGGTTGGATACGGTTGAGGAAATAGAGCCGGACTCGATGCTTGCGGCCCCTCACGACGTGGACCATGATACTGTTGGCGTCACGTCTACTTCATCGAGTGCGGGAGCGATGAAGCTGGAGGGTACGTTCAAACACCTTCAGCGACGTATTGTGACTGGACTCGGTGTTCCGGCTATTCTGACCAACATGGAGGGTTCCACCGGGGAAGCGACGACCTCGATGCCTGCGTTCAAGCGGCGGATTAAGCGATTGCAAAATATCGTGAAGAGTTCTGTTGAACAGCAGATTCTCAAATCACTACTCGTTAAATCATCGTTCGATGAATTTAGCGGTGTAGTTCCTGAGTTTGAATTTGGCGAACACTCTTCGGCTGAGAAGCGGCTGGAGATTGACAAGCTTATCAAGTTGTATCAGACGGGGATGCTCACACGAGAGGCGTTTGCCGAACGTGCTGGCATTGACCCCGAGGTGGAGCTTCCATCTCCTGATGAACTGACGGCGGAAATCATTCCGCTGATTAAGAGTCTTGCCGGTACTGGAGATAACATTCAGAATCCCGATGGTGGGAGTCCGACTGATACTGGTACTGGTGCTGAGTCTGCTGGCGGTGAGGTGAAGACAAGAGAAACTTCTCGCGATGAATCCGAGCAACGGAATCGTCAGTCAATTACTGAGGATGAAGATGCATGATAAACACGGATTCTGATTCTGATTCTGACATTGATTCTGAGATAGAAATTCTCCGAGGAATTTTGAGCGAGGTACAGGAGTTAAACGCACAATTGGCTCGAACGGACGAGCGAACAAAACAGAACAGTAGCGAGGTGAAGACGCTTCGTGAAGACCGAGTTAGTCCTTTGGAGACGGAGGTTGGGCAGGTTTCCAACCGGAGTCGCCGTAACTCAATCATTCTCGGCGCGGGGCTAACAATTCTAACAATTCTGATTGGTTCTGGTGCAACTTACATGGCAACGGTAATATGACACATTCACTTAATATAGAAGAAGAGCTTTCGTTTTCGGCTTCTTTCGGAAATCCCGAACCGGACGCTCTCGCTGATGGATTCAATCAGTATGGTGTTCGGGAAAATCGCAATGAAGACGGCGAGTTGCGTTCTGTTGACGTAAATTACGAAGCGATGGAGCCGGGCGAACCGGAAAATCGCAATGGTGTGCGGATTACCGAAGAGTTCCTTCGGGCAGTTGGTGAGAAAGATTACGACGGCTCTCAGCCGTTTATGATGGACCACCAGCGAACGACGCTCTCGAAGGCTGGTAACGTTCGGAAAGTTTGGTTTTCCGAGGAAGCGGGGAAGTTGATGGTTCAGTCGAGAGTCCCGAACACGGGCAGTCAGACTCACGATGAGCTAATCAAGCGGTTCACCTATGAGCCGCCGACCGTGACGAATGGTTCGGCTGGTTTTGGTGATTCGTATGAGGCGATTCGTAACGATGATGGGGAACCGGAGTTGGTTGATGGGAAACTACAGGAGTTTTCGACCACTCCATTCCCCGGCGGTTACGATGATGGTGGACTTCGGGCGGCCTTTGCTGAATCGGCAGTAGAGGCGGCAGAGTCCATTGAGTTCGAGAACCAAACCCTCGATGAAGTATATCGTCAGTATCAGAATACGGTGAACATGACTGACGAGCAACTTTCCGAATGGGAGCGTCACCCCTGTTCGGATGTTGGTTCCAATAACCACGAGGATGTTCGGACGAAAAATCAGATGCTCCTTGGCACCCCGAAAGAAGGGTGGGATGCTGAGTTTGTTCAGTATGCGACTGAAACGATTGAGTTCATCGAGCGGATGGTGGACGAACGGCCTGAGCGACCGGAGAATGGTGAGCAGGGGAGTTGCCCAAGCCGGTGGGCGATTCAGATGCTCAATCGGGCGTATAATCCCTTTGACGGGATGCCTGAGATGGGGCGACCCCATCAGGGCGACTTTGCGGAGGTGACAACCTTTGAGGTCGATGACGAGCAAATCGCGGATTCCTCTACTGAGGATAGCTCAGAGAACTTGGAGGTCGCCGTGTTCACCGAACAACTCTCTATTTAACAATGGATATGAATTTCACGAAGGTCAGTTTTGAAGACGACCTTGAAGACATTGAAGATGCAGAGGAGCTTCGCGGCGTTATCCGCAAGTTCCAGAGCGCACAGGATTCCAACATTGCTGAGTTTCAGGAAGCCAAGGAAACTCTCGAAGACTTCGAGGGTCGCGTTGGCGAAGCTCAGGATTTCAAGCAGGAGTTGGCCGAATCTCTTAGCGAGGTTTCGCCGCTCTCGGAAGAAGAAGCACTCACCTACGACATGACTCGCATCCGCGAGTTGATTGGTGAATTTTCCTCGACGGAGACTGAGGAAGTTGAAGAGCAGGAGGAAGATGGCACTTTCTCGAACATGGGTCAGCGTGGCGAGACGCATGATGATGAAGAGGCTGAACAGAAGTTTGCCGAGGAACAGCTTGGCAACATCAAGGGCCTCTCTTTCTAAACGACATTTCTGATATACAATGACTGATTTCAAATTTGCGAAGGTCAAGGACACTCCGATGAACCGCGACGGTGAAACGAGTGAGCCGACCTTTACTGGTACTGAAGGCGACCTTGTTGGTCTGACCGAGAACGTTGACGGCGAGACTATCGTTGTCCCCGCCGACGCAGACTCGGCTTCTCCTCAGCCTGCTATTGGCGTTCTTCTCGAAGACGTTCGTGACCGTAGTTACTGGAGTGCGAATCTCCACGACAACGGCACCATGTCGCGTCAGCTTGACGCCAAGTACGACATTGAGCGTACACAGCCCGGCGACGAAGTTACCTACGTTTCGTATGGTATCTACGTCGAGGACGTTGACGACGACGTTGATTTCACCCCGAACGAGCCTGTTTACCTTGCCGTTGGTGGCGGCGTGACGCAGACGAAGCCTTCCACGACTGGAGACGTTCAGCAGGTTCTCGGTGTTGCGGTTAACACCCATACGTTCAAGCTCGACGTGGATGCGGCCTACGAGACGAGCGCGTAGAGACTAAACTCTTCTATTTTAATTCATGCCTAACAATCTTAACCCGTCCCGCTCGAACACGCGGGAAATTCACACGAAAGACGACGTTCCGCTTTCGGACATTGCGGAGCAGACGCAGAATCTAATCAACTATTTCAACGACGCTGAAAAGCCGTTCGTTGACCTCTTTGCCGAGCAGGTCGGTCAGCAGACGTTCCTTCAGGACATTGAGTCCGATGCTGAGACGTGGGAGGAACTGTCCGAGGGTGAATACCCCGGCACGATGACCGACACCGACGACGACTACTACCAGATGACCATCCGTACTCAGGAGTACGGCAAGGCACTTGGTATGACGCAGAAGTTCATCGAGCGTTCGACCAGCGACCGCCTGATGGACAAGGTGCGAGCGGTTATCAAGTCCGGCAAGGAAACCGAGGAACGTGCAATCCACGACGTTATCTTCTCGGGCATTTCGGACGGCACGGAAGACCTCTGGTACGATGTTCCCGACCACGGTGCGTACACGTTCAACCGGGACCACGGCCACGTCTTCGCTGACACGAGCGAACTCTTCGGTGACTCGAACGCCCACTCGGTCCTCGACCACATCGAGGAGGCCGCTGACGAACTCTACCACCACGGTTGGGATGGTCAGAAGGTTCTTCTCGGGTCGCT